GAGGGTTGGCAACTGACCCGGGTGTGCAGCGTAAAGCACCAGAAGCAGTTATCCGGCGGGCAGGGACCGCGGTCGGAAAAACAATTTGAATGGACTCGTACCGCGCCAGTAGCGCCGAACAGTCAGCTTCCTTCTCGAACACAGGATTTGAAGGAAGGCGAAGGAGCGCATTACTGAAAAGCCCGGGGTGCAAGCGCCGGGCTTTTTGGAATGCCTGCCTGATCAAACACGACATGCATTGAAAAACACACATCGAGGAATACACATGAATCTTTATGCACTGGTCGAATACAACAGAGTGGTCCAACTGAAAGAAAGCGAAATCGCTCCTGAAGCACCGGCTTCGCCAGCCTCCGTCTGGGTTGATGTCACCGGCTCGGATGTTCGAGTGGGGTGGGGAGCCACATTCAACGGAATCTGGACCTTTTCTCCACCGACCGAGGAAGACCTGCGAAATGAAGCCGAACAGCAGAAATGGCAACTGCTGAATGCGGCGGCCAACTGGCTGTTGATGAACTCGTTGCAGTTCAAGGTTGACCTGGCCATGGCCACGGCAGAAGAGCAGGCCCTGCTGCTGGCTCACAAACAGTACTGCATCGCTCTCAGCGACATCGATAAACAGTCGGGTTATCCGGCAAACATCATGTGGCCGGTCGCTCCTTACTGACGCATCAAGTCTGCTGTGAAAGCAGACCCATCGTGCCTGGTTCCTTGAGCCAGAAGACCACAACCAATTCCGAAATTTATCAGGGATGAAAAACAAACCATGTTGAACAATAAAATCGCTGCGCTTTTCACGACTTTTGTACTGCTCGGCACAGGTACCCACGCACTGGCTGCCAATCTGTTGGTGAACGGCAGTTTCGAGCAATCAACCTGCGGCGCAGGCTGCATTTTGGACACTCCCGCAAAAGCCAACGCCATCACAGGCTGGACGACATTTCTGTCTGGTGCCGAATATTTCAATATGCCTAATGCGATTGGCGGCTCTGTTGCAGCAGATGGCGTGATGATCGTTGACTTGGCCAACTACGTGTACGGCAACGGCGGTGGAATACAGCAGAACTTTGCAACGACCGTGGGCGCCAAATACCGAGTGACCTTCAGTGCGGGCAATTCGCGTTTTGCCAGCCGCTCGGGCGACGGCGTCATCCAGATGAAAGTGGCAGGTCAAACCGCGACCTTCAACACGCCGACCGCCAAAGGCGTTGCAGTTGAATGGGCCACTCTGACCTACGATTTCACCGCAACCACGCCGCAGACAACGCTGGCGTTTTCCAACGAGCAGAACCCGTACGCCAACTTTGCCTTTATCGATGACGTCATTGTCGAGCGTTTGTAACGCCTGTAGACGGGGAGCGCTGGTTTTACTCAAACGTGAGAGATGACCTCAATGCATCGGGTCTGCTCACAATTTCTTGTTTCCTCAACGCTACCCCGGAGGCGTGACATGACAAACGAGCAACAAGCCCTGGCCGACATGCCGATCTGGCTGGTCATCCTCCTTGCCGTAGTGGGCGGGGTGTCCGGCGAAATGTGGCGCGCCGACAAGGAGGGCGCTCGCGGCTGGTCATTGCTGCGGCGCCTGGCCCTGCGCTCGGGCGCCTGCATGATCTGCGGCGTGTCGGCGATCATGCTGCTGTATGCCGCCGGCATGTCGATCTGGGCCGCCGGCGCCTTCGGTTGCCTGACCGCAATGGCCGGCGCCGACGTGGCAATCGGGTTGTACGAACGCTGGGCTGCCAAGCGCATCGGCGTCTGCGAAGTACCGCCTCGCGACCAACCTTGAACTTGGTATTTCTCCCTGCCGCCATTTTGGCGGCAGGGCTGCGCGTGGACGATTGAAAAGGAGGTCATGTATGCCCACACCGATCCAGCAGCCGTCGCAACTGTTCACAGCCATCGCGACGACACTGCGCAACACTACCGGACTCAACCTCAGCGTCGGCAATCATGATGATTTCACTGCACCGGGCGATCAGGCCTGGGTGCTGATCGACTTCGACCGTAATGGGCCGGGAGTGCGTGCCGCTGACGGGCGAATTGCTCATGTCATGACGGTCTCCCTGCAAGTCATCCCGGCCCTTGCCGCCAGCGCATTTGCAGCGTGCGATCTGATCGCGGTGCTGAAAAACCTGATTACTGACAACCGCTGGAACCTGCCCGGCGATCAATGCGATCTGCCGATGAATATTGATGGCTTGCCGTCATTGCTCATTCGCGGCGATCAGCAATACAAAGCCTGGACCTTGACGTTCAACCAGACCCTCTACCTCGGCCCGACCTTGCTGGACGATCCACTGGGCACGCCGAAATTCGCTCGCACTTGGGAAGTCAGCAATATCGACGACCCGGACCAATACACCGCGCTGGAGGCCTGACCGATGTTCGACGCATTACTGCGCATGCAACTCGGCCCGATCATCGAGCGCCTGGCCGAAATGGAAGCGGAAATCGACGACCTGCACCGCCGTGCCGAGAGCTTCTGCCGCATCGGCATTTGCCAGACCGTTGACGCCGCGAGCAACACCTGTCAGGTCAGTCACGGCGGCTTGCTCACGCCAGCCATCAAGTTCTTCAATCCCAGCGCTGGCGCGCAGAGTGAATCGCGGATTCCGACGGTGGGCGAGCAGTGTCTGCTGTTCAACTACGGCAGCGGCGAAAGCGGTGCACAAAGCGTGGCGTTGTTCGGTTTGAACAGTGACCGTTTTCCGCCAGCCTCTACGATCCCGACGCTGACCCGTCGCGTGCATCAGGACGGTAGCGAAAGCGGCTACGACGATGCTTCACACACCCTGCACTGGCAAAACGGCCCGGCAGCTTTCAACGGTTCTCGTGAATCGCTGGAGCTGAGCATCGGCCCGGCACGACTGGCAATGACACCGCAACTGATCACCCTGCAACTGGGTGCAGTCGGCCTGACCATTGACGCTTCGGGCGTGCACTTCAGCGGCCCATTGGTCGATCACCAGGGCAGTGTCATCAGCCCCTGAATCAAGAGCCTTCCATGATCGGAATCGATAGAGACAGCGGGGCCACGGTCGACGACTGGCTGCAATTTGTGCAGCGCGCGACCCGGGCCCTGACTACGCCGCTGGGTACCCGGCAAAAAAGGCCCTTGTACGGATCGCTGATCCCCTCGTTGTTGGGGCAGAACCTCGGCGACGACGTCCTGCTTCTGGCCCAGAGCCACGCGGCGCAGGCGTTCTACAACGCGCAGAACGGGATCAGCGATTTTCAGCCGCAAGTGATCGTCGCCAGCCGTCAGGGCGCCGGTCTGCTGCTGCGTTTCGCCGGCACCTGGAAAAACCGTCAACAAACCTTCGAGGTCGTGACATGAGCATGTTGATCCCCGGCCAGAACCAATTGGCCGAACCCGCGCTGATCACCGTTGAAGCCTTCGAAGACTTGCTCGCTGAGTTCAAGACTTTCGTCGTCGAATACGTCGGGGCGCGTTCGCCGGACAGTGCTGCGAAACTCAGGACCAGTCTCGAGAACGAAAGCGAACTGCTGACCCTGGCGCTTGAAGCTTTCTGCGTGCGCCTGCAAACCCACGAGCGCAAATACAACGCTCGCATCAAACAGATGCTGGCGTGGTGGGCGACGGGCAGCAACCTTGATGCGCGGCTGGCGGACATGGGCCTGGAACGGCAGTTGCTCGATCCCGGCGATCCGGCGGCATTCCCGCCGGTGCCGGCGATTTATGAAAGCGACGATGACGCCCGTTTGCGTTATTACCTGGCTCCCCATGCGCCGGCAGCCGGTTCGCGGATGCAGTATCGCCGCGAAGTCTTCACCCTCGGCGAGCGCCCAACGGTGCAAGTCGAATCCACCGAGGCAGGTGTGGTGAATGTCACTTACACCTTCAACCCGGACGGCCTCGCCGCGCAGGTCAAGGATGGCAATGCTCGGCGAACGGCACCGGGCGAAGTGCAGGTCACTGTCCTGTCCCGTGACGGTGATGGCACGCCCCCCGCGACATTGCTTGACGGGGTTCGTCAGCACTTCGCGCGGCCTGATGTACGACCGGAAACGGACCTTGTTACGGTCAAGGCTGCTGACATTCAGCGCTACAAGATTCGCGTTGTCGCCAAAATCAATTCCGGCCCCGATTCGGGCCTGACCAAAGTCGCCGCGCAACAGCAACTGCAGGCCTACGCCGACAGTTGTCATCGCCTCGAAGGCCGGGTCGATCCGAGCTGGATCGACTACACGCTGCACAGCGCAGGTGCCGTGCAACTGCAGATTCTTGAACCGCTGGCGCCGATCGTGACCACGGCGTTTCAAGCGCCGTATTGCACTGCGGTCGAAGTCGAGGTGCTGACGCTATGAGTGAAAAAACTCAGCGCCCAACACTGCTGCCGGCCAACAGTTCGGCACTTGAACGAGGTCTGGATCTGGGTTTTGGCGCCTTGCTTGATCGCATCGCGCCGCCGTTCCCGGAACTAATGAACCCAGCAGAAACACCAGTCGCCTTCCTGCCATATCTGGCAGCGGATCGCGGTGTTGCTGAATGGAGCACCGCCGCACCGGAAGCAGAAAAGCGCCTGACCGTTGAACTGGCCTGGCCCACCGCGCGCCAGGCCGGCACTCGCAAGGCGCTGGAAAACGCCGCCAAGGGTTTGCAACTGCGCCCGGAAATCCGCGCCTGGTACGAACAGACACCGCCCGGTGCGCCGTACAGCTTTTCCGTTCGCGCCTTCAGCGACCAACCCTACAGCGAAGAAATCGATGCCCGTCTCGACCGACGCCTGGCGGATGCCAAGAGCGAGCGCGATGTGCTGACGGTCTCCGTTGGCTTGAGCGCTTTCGGCAATCACGTCATCGGCGCCGCGACGTTCTGCGGCGAGCTGACCACGGTTTATCCGGTGTTCATCGAAGGGCTCGAAACCTCGGGAGAGGCGTTCATGGCTGCCGGCATGTACACCGTCGAAACATCCACTATTTATCCTCAGGGGGCCTGAATGGCTGACTATTACACCCTGCTCACCAACGCAGGGATTGCCTACGAAACGGCGTGCAAGGCCGCGGGCACGCCGATCAAGTTGACGCAGATTTCCGTCGGTGACGGCGGCGAGGGCGGGGTCTACAACCCGGCCGCGACCGCCACTGCGCTGAAACGCGAAGTCTGGCGCGGGCCGCTCAATGCGCTGTTCCAGGACGAGAAAAATCCGAGCTGGCTGCTCGCCGAAGTGACCATTCCGCCGGATGTCGGTGGCTGGTATGTGCGTGAAGCGGGGCTTTGGACTGATACCGGGATTCTCTACGCCATCGTCAAATATCCGGAGTCGTTCAAACCGGTTCTGGCCACGTCGGGTTCGGGTAAAGAGTTCTACATTCGCTCGATTTTCGAGACCAGCAATGCGTCGCTGGTGACGCTGCTGATCGATGACACGGTGGTCAAGGCCACTCGGGCATGGGTGGCTGGTTACGTGGCGGATGAACTGGCTAAGCTCGACAAAAAACAGTCGGTACGGGTCGCAACCAAAGCAAATATTGTATTGAGCGGCGCACAAATGATTGACGCGGTTGCTGTCATTTCAGGCGATCGCGTGCTCGTTAAAAACCAGACGCAAGCAAAGGACAACGGAATTTACATTGCGGCAAATGGTGCCTGGATTCGGGCGAAAGATGCCGATACCAGTGCGAAGGTAACGCCTAATCTAGAGGTTACGGTGGAAGCAGGGGCAACCCTCGCCGATACGATCTGGCAGCTGATTACAGATGGTCCGATAGTACTTGATACAACCCCATTGACGTTCCAGGACGTGACGGCGGGTTTTGCGCGTTTGATGTCGCCCGTGTTTGAGGGGGTGCCGACTTGTCCGACACCGGCGCAATTCGATGGTAGTCAGTTGCTGGTCAACGCGGAGTTTGTGCGGCGCCAAGGATTGCAATACTCGTCGTTCAAGTCGGTTGGTACCAGTTATGTCGTGACGCTGGCTGACATTGGTGGACTAGTCAGTCTTTCGAATGCCGGATCGATCACTTGCACCCTCCCGCCGACCTCGTCGGTTCCCGCTACGGCAACTGCGATCATCACAATAGTCAGCGCTGGTACCGGGGCTGTAACGATTTCCGCAAACGCTGGTGGAGACACCCTGAATACGTCGACCGGGGTTGTTGGGCCAATTGTTCTTGGTCTGGGGGATACGGCAGAGTTTCTCAGGTTAAATGGACAATGGCGTTTGATAGGTGGAAGCGTCGTCATCCGCTACTCAAGTGTTATAAGCGCACCTGTATTCACCACTCAGCCACAGTTCGACACGAGCAAGGCATTTGCTACCACTGAGTTCGTTCAGCGTGCGGCAGGAAATTTCAGCGGTCAGACGAATATCGTGACTTTGCCAGCGTCGCTGGCTCCTGCCATGGCCGGGCGCAGAATCGTTATCACTGGGCCGGGCGCCGTGACACTGCCTCCGCTGGTCGCCAGCCCCGTTGGGTCCAAGTTCTACATCCTCAACATCGGAACAGCTGACGTGACACTGAATCGTCAGGGCAATGACACCATAGTAGCGCTCTCTAAAACGCTTACCAGTGTTACGGTTCAGAGCTATTCCAATCTTGTCGTTACTTGCGGCGATAACAATTATGTCGTTGAGGAAGGCGCTTCTTCGCTTAAGTATTCCACTGAATTTTCGGCGTCGTTGTCACCGAACGGCTACCAGCAGCTCCCGAGTGGATTGATTATTCAATGGGGCACTACCACTACCACGGCAACCGCAGACCTGGCTGTCCTGTTCCCGATGACATTTCCGACGAGGTTGGTATCCCTCAATGGGACCGCTTATATCGGTGGCGGCACCACTCGAGATACAAATGTCATGCTTCGAACTGATGGGCAGGGTAAGGCAGGTTTCAGTGCGGGTGCTTTCCTTTCCGGAACGCGGGTCGCGGAAGCGTTCTATTGGGTCGCTATTGGCTGGTAAGCCTGAGGATTTATTGTGAGCGTAAAACTGGTTCAATTTGATGACCAGCAAAACCTCTCGGGTCGTTACGACTCTGGAGTACATGGGAATAATGTTCCTGAAGGTGCAATCGAGATCAGCGATGAGCTCTTCCTGAGAACGATCTATGAAACAGACGGTGTGTGGCGGTTGGTCGATGGAGAAGTGGTCAAATCGCCGCTTCCGAAAATTGAGCCAAATTATCCGGCTTTGTTTGCTGCCGAGCGCTTTTTACACGAAGCGTCCGGTATCTTTTTAGACGCGCTTAGTATCGAGACCACCCGAGACAGTCAGGCGCTGATTGCAAGCACCGGACTGTCTGCGATTCTTGATCCCGAGTATCGCTGTAACTTCAAAACCCTCAACGGTTTTGTCGAAATCGACGCTTCGCAAATTCTCTCCATCGCAAAGGCTGTTCGTGCTCACGTACAGGCATGTTTCGACCGCGAGTCGGCCTTGCTTCATGCGATGGAAAACGGCACCTACACCGATGAAATGCTCAAGGAAGGCTGGCCTGATGATTCTCCGGCCCATCCTGATTCAGCGCTTCAATAAACGCCCCGCACCCCGGGGCGTTTTCTTATCCGCTCAAAAAACTTAACACCCGCCAAGCCCCTCCCCACGAGGGGCTTTCCCGTTTATGGAGAAACGAAAAATGGCAACCCGCCAAACCTACACCGTGCTCGTCCCATTCCCCACCGGCGGTGGGCACTGGTCGAGCATCGGTCAAGACCTTGATCTGCTCGACGTCGAGGCCAGTGCCTTGCACTTCGCCGGTCGACTGGAACTGAAAACCCCCTCCACCCAGGCCAAAAAGGCCGCTGCCAAGAAGGCTGACTGAACATGGCTGAGGTTCTGAACTTCGAGCACAACGGCATTACCGTCAATGCCACCGAATCCCCTGAGGCCATGGGTGGCCTGGGTGACAACGTCATCGGTCTGGTCGGCACTGCGCCGAAAGCCGATCCGCTGATTCCGCGCAACGCACCGTTCCGCATCAACAGCTTCACCACCCATGCGCTGCTCGATCCGACCGGTTCGGAAGAGGGCACTCTGTACCACGCCGTCTACCAGATCCTCAAAGTGGTCAAGGTGCCGGTCTACGTGGTCATCGTCGAAGCGGGCGCGACACCGGCCGACACCGTTAACGCAGTGATTGGCGGCGTTGATCCGCTGACCGGTCGCAAGCTCGGTCTGGCTGCACTGGGCAGTGTTCCGGAAGACCTGACCATCATCGGCGCGCCGGGCTTTACCGGCACCAAAGCAGTGGCCAGCGAGTTCGCCTCGTTCGGCAAGCGCATCAAGGCCCGTGTGGTGCTGGACGGCAAGGACGCTTCGGTCGCCGATCAAGTGCTGTACAGCCAGGAACTCGGCGGCGCCGATCTCGGTTTTGACCGTTGCCTGGTGGTGCACAACATGCCCGCCGTGTATTCGAAAGCGGCGAAGAAAAACGTCTTCCTGTCGCCTTCCAGTCTGGCGATTGCCGCACTGGCCAAGGTCAAGCAGTGGGAGAGCCCGGGCAACCAGGTGACCTACGCCGAGGACGTGTCGCGAGTCGTCGAATACAACATCCTCGACACCTCCACCGAAGGCGATCTGCTCAACCGCTACGGCGTCAGCTACTACGCCCGCACCGTGCTCGGCGGCTTCTCGCTGCTGGGTAACCGCTCAATCACCGGCAAATTCATCAGCTACGTCGGCCTCGAAGATGCGATCAGCCGCAAGCTGGTCAAGGCCGGCCAGAAAGCCATGGCCAAAAACCTCACCAAGTCCTTCATGGATCAAGAGGTCAAGCGCATCAACGACTGGCTGCAAACCCTGGTCGCCGACGAAACCATTCCTGGCGGCAGCGTGTATCTGCACCCGGAACTGAACAGCGTCGAGAAGTACAAGAACGGCACCTGGTACGTAGTCATCGACTACGGCCGCTACGCGCCGAACGAACACATGGTTTACCAACTCAACGCCCGCGATGAAATCATCGAGCAGTTCCTGGAGGACGTTCTCTAATGTTTACCAACCGCGTAAGACAGGCCATCGCGGCCACTCTGCAAGGCCTGCCGTTGTCGGCGACCGTTGAAGAATTCACCCCGCCGAAAATCGATTTCGACATGGAAAACATGACGGGCGGACGCTTCATCGTTGAGGAAATGGCCAAGAGTGCCAAGCCGCTGAATGCTCAGATCAAGCTGCAGGGCACGGGCGCCGAAGTGTTGCTCGCCATGGGTGTGAAATTGGGCGATGACATTCTGCTGAACGTGCGTGAAGCCGGTCAGGATCAGGACGGAAACACCTGGTTCACCTATCACACCATTGGCGGCAAGCTCAAAACCATGGGGGAGGACGCCATCAAAATGGGTGGCAAAGCCCTGACGACGCTGGACTTCTCGTGCCGTACCTATAACCGCCTGGAAAACGGCATTCCGGTGATCGACATCGACGTGCGCACCCAGAAGTTCGTGCTCAACGGCGTCGACATCCTCGGTGATGCGCGTCGTGCGGTGCTGATGCCGTAACCCTCCCATCACCACAAAACCCTGTAGGAGTGAGCCTGCTCGCGATGAGGCCAGCACATTCAACATCAATGTGCCTGAAAGACCGCTATCGCGAGCAGGCTCACTCCTACAAGGGAATTGCTACACCCCTCAAGAATCACCAAGGAATTCATTCATGTCGTGGATGCCACCCCAGCATGACCTGCTGTCGCCGATCACCGGCGATGACGGTTCGCAGATCGAAACGATCCAGCTCAAGCCGCTGTTCTACGCCGCGCAAAAAGACGCGCTGGAGCGCGCCGGCGATGACGAAGACGATCAGTTCTTCGAACTGGCGCTGCTCGCCACCTGCCTCTCGGTCAAGGAACTCGACCAGCTCAAGCGCCCGGATTACGTGAGCATCGCCCAGTACGTGCACGAGATGTCGACACGCCCTGCGTCGTACTTCCTCGATCAGGTCGAAGACGCGGAAAAATCCGCCGATCCCGACCAGGTGCAGTTGCTGCAACCGCTCGCCGTGACCGGCCGCACCGTAACCTCGCTGTCGCTGGAAATGCCGGCACTGCGCGCGACCAAAGTGATGAAGAAACTGAAAACGGCCAAGGAACGCGCCGAGTTCATCACCGCCCATTGCACCGGCCTGATGATCCCCGATCTGGCCCTGATGACCGT